CCCCGAAAGGGTTTATCGATTTTAGTCATTTACTGCAATAGTTTCTTTACAGCATTTCTTTAATGGCTCGCACATCTCCTCAAAATCTACTCTAGTTCCTTCGTTGCCACACTCTCCACAATAAAAGAACTGAACTAGCGCCTTATCCTCCATAACTCCAACATTGTAGTCTTCATCTACTAAGAAGACATTTCCAGAGTTAGGATTAAATTCTAGTATAACCTTTCTATTCAAGAAATCACTGCCTCCAGCATACGCCGTTAATAATTCGCCTGCTATCCCCATTTCTCTATATCCAAATTCTTCTAGGTTGTTGGTATTTTCCATTTTTTTACTCCTTTTTTAGTCGTTCCTCTCTTTGTATGTGGGTTGGGGGGCCAAAAAGAGGTTAAACCCCCCATTCCTTAGACGAATCTAAGCATAATATATTCTATACTGTGGCGCTTTTGGGTTTTCCGATTTATTTTCCGAAAAAATAAACTCTTTATCAAAATTATCTTTATATACCCATGCTTTTTTTATAGTGTCGTGCATTAAATCTTCTTTTTGGATTTTATGCCTCTCGCCATCTTTCCACACAACATTAATCTGACCTTCTATTCTGCGGTCTTCCCATCCTGCGCCTGCTTCTTCCCCTGCTCTTGCTGTGGGAAATTTATTAAATAGCCTTTTTTTAGGACTAGCGCCTTCTTTAGCAGATGTTTTATAGAATAGTGTCGCTTTATGAAACACATCTTGCCCTTGTATTATAGCGTCGGTATGTGTTGCGAACACTTCGTATCCGTTGCAGTTCGTCGTGAAGTCATTGACTTCCTCGTCTAGTAATTGCACACTTTTATTTATTATAGTTTTTTGACTCATTTTAATTTTACTCCTCGCTTTTTAAAATTTAAAAGCGTAGTTGGTCAGAGGTCGAAGCCTCCCGTTTTTCTTTGCGAAGCAGTTGTAAACTGCGAGCGAAGACAAGCCCTCTTTTTTAGCAGGGGGTTTGTTGTATCTTTGGGTTTTGTAAGTAATGGTTTATAGGTATTATTTATTAATTTTTGAATTGACCCAATTCATCCACGCTAAACAAGCCATCAAAACTAATCCAATACAGACGCCTACTCCTAAACTTCCGATTTCCATTTTTAATTTACCTCCTTTCTAATAGTATAAATTTATTATTTTATATATTTATATAGTTTTCCCTCTCGTATATGGTAAATACAGTAAGTGCGTTTAAGTGCTACTTTACCCTCCCCCAAGCTGTTATCTTTAACTCTGGATTGCTTTAGCAATCCAAATTAGGAGTTTAGTTGATACATAATACTATTAAGTGTCAAATTGGAGTTCCACAGTCATAATAATATCATTCAAATAAAGGTCTACATTCCCAGAATTTTCTATGTAAAGGCTTATCATATCTCCTGCGTTAAATGTGTCTATTCCTCTCGCTTGTGTGTGGTAATCTGTAAGATTATTTGCGACTCCAGCAATATCGTAGTCTTTAGTAAATTCACTTGGAGTATTAGTTGCCACTGAAAAAGTTATTGCTGGTCCGACTCCGGGCTCTATTAATTGACAGTCAAATACTATGGAAGCTCCAACTATGCTTCCATTTCTTGGGGCAACAATTCCTTTTGTGGCACTTAAATATGTGCTATCCACAGTCATAAATCGTAATGAGCCCGGAGTGATTATTGAATTTCTACTGCTTCCTGCTGTAATCCATACCCTTCCACCTTGTAGTTCCCCCTCGAGTTTTGTGTTATCTGTAACTGTTAAATTTTTAAATGTTACATCTTTTTTCTCCAAATAAGATTCACTGCCGGAATGATTAGGCAGAAACATATCAGTTCCTATTTCACTTTTAGGCTCATAAGTTTCTTTTTTTTTTAATCTGTTTAGAATTCTTTTAGTAGATACCAACTTGTTCCCTCTTACTTATGAATTTTTTGCGTGCTTTCAGAAAGGGCTTTCTGCCTTCTTGCTTAGTTGTTCCTGCAACTAGGCCAGAGGTTACTGGATATTTTCTTTTAACTTCCTTCTGTTTTAGTGTTGCGGCGTTGCCTACTTGGACCATATAATATTAAGATATTAGAAGTATATAAATTTATTTCTTAGAGGTCTTAGAGGTTTTTTTAGCTTTGGGCTCCTCTTTAGTTTCATAGCGCTCTTTGAATGTCTTTTTTTCTGCTTCTAAGAGTTCCTTTTTACCCTGCTTGGTGTAAAGTTCTATTCTCCTTAAACTACCTTCTCGGCTCATACTGCTTCCTCTATACCTATAACAAATGCGTCATTGCCGTAGATGACTACTTGCCATGTGCCGTTTAATCCAATTGCAGACCTTACTGATGTTAATGCGGTGTCTAAAGTAGTAGCTGTAAAATCATTAACTTCTGTTATTGTTACGTCTCCAGCTGTCATGATTACGCCTGTGTATTTGTGATTTTAGCTGCTGCGTTTGTGTCTGTCATTATCGCTTCGCCTTCTTCCCAAACCCTAATCTTTCTCCCAATTCCTGAGTCATTGATAACAACAGAAGTGATTGGCATGAATGATTTCCAGCTCATTGCTCTTTGAGGAACAATTACCATCGCTTCATCTGCCGTTACATTGGTTGAAACCATTACATTTAATCCTAGAATTTCCATGACTACTCCACTTCTAACCTTTTCACTTGAGAAGTTAGGAATGCTTGAGCCTTTAGTGGATATTAGCCACGTGATTAGTGATTCGTGGTCTTTAGGCGATAGTAATAACATCGCTCCTTCAGGATCATAAGAGTCTACTCTTATATCCTTTTTCGCCACCATTAAGTCTTTTATTGGGTCTTGTCCAGAGGCTGCGTCCCATGCTGCTGTGGATGCATTAGAGTTTCCTACATCTGTACTCATAACTGAGTAAATTCTTGCGTCTACTCTCCTCGCTACTGCTCTAACTAAATCTCTAACATTTGTTGCTAATACATCAACATCTGAGTCCATGATGTCTTCTTCTGAGATTAAAGGAGATTCAACAAAATACTTTCTTATATATGATGTTTGTCTTGTCCAACTTTGTTCAACTACGGATGGTCTTGCTCTTTCGGCAACATTGTCCATTATATCTCCGGTGATTCCTGTTGTTGTAACTCCCGCTAAAAAGCCTGAAGTTTTTTGATACCATCTAATTTCTCTAGCTGAGGTTTTACTTACTTGACAAATTTTCTTAAAAACATTTTCTTCATCAGCAAATCCTTTCGCTAATTTATCTATGTCAATTCCCCTGATGTCTGCTTGTCCGCTTGAGTCTGCCATTTTTTAAAATTAAGTCTGATGTGTTGGAGCTAATTCCATTAGGAATGTTTCTGTGTCTGCCGCTGTTTCTAAGGCTATTCCTAATATTTGACTTGCTCCTGCTGGTGCTGGTGCTACTTCATTAGTTGCGCCTGTTGATGCGTGAGTGTCAAGAGCAACTCCCACAGCTATGCCTGCCGCCCCTGCCAATACTTTAAAAATTCCCCTTCTATAAACTGCTATTGTAGTTTTGCCATCATCAGCGATTTTTTCTTCTGCCGCTATTCCAGCAATAATGTCCCCGTCTCCGTCTGCTAATGCTGCGGTCATTGGGTCTGTCATCTTTAGAATTGCGCCTTTTTCAATTCCTGTGTTATCTGCACACGTAAAAGGAATAGGTAATTCTGTCTCATAAACTAAAACTGCTTCTGATGCCATGTTATTTATTAGACCCTACTGGTATATAAATATTTCTGATTGGAGGGATATCTCACTTTTTAGCTTTTTTCATTTTTGATTCAGCCATTTCTAAAACTGCTTGATTATACTTAAGCCCTTTTTGTAAACCTTCAATGGTTGATTGTGCTTCTTTCTTAACTTGTGTCCAGAAGGATTCTTCAGGTGTTCCAATCTTTACATCAATCTTTTTTTCGCTCATTGTGTTTCTCCCGCCATTATTCTTTTTGCGTATTCCTGTGGTGTTTCTTCTTTCTTTTTTTCAGGAACAGTTCCTGCTTCTGTTCTTCCGCCCAATCTGTCTTGTGTTGCTAGGAATTCTTGTCTTTTAATTAAGTCTTCCATCCTTGCGTTTGCTGCTTCCATTCTCTCAGCCGCATCATTAGCATCTTCGATAAGATTGCTTGGTCGGTTATACTCTGCAATTTGTTCATCTTGCATTTGTTTCATGCCTTCTGCCATTTCGTTCTGTTCTTTTTTTATGTTCTTGTTTTCTTCTTCATTCATTTTTCCTCTCCTATTTTAAAATAATCCACCGAAGTTTAAATTGCTTGAACTTTGGTTTTGCATCATTTCTTCTTTCTTCTTTAAGTATGCAGTCCAAAACGCTTGCATTTCTTCATCCATTCTTTTTTGCAGTGCCAATCTTTCCATCGCCAATCTGTGAATTAATTCTGCTTGTTCTATTTCTGCTCGGTTTTGTCCTCTTTGTCTAGCCCTTATTACTGCTTGCTGTCTGTCAAATTCAATGGCTTCTAGCCTAATCTTTTCAATAGAGTTTTCCATAGTCCATTGTTCCATGTCGCTTTCATTTCTAGCCATCAATGCTTCATCAGTTATTCCAGTTTCATACTTTTCAATTTCGTCAGCAAATATTTTATCAATAATGTCTACTCTTGTAAATCCCGCTTTGCCTTTTGCGGTGTACATTTTGGCAATATTTATTGGATTAGGTAGCCAGCTAAATTTATTCATTTCAGGATGTCTTGCTGCAAATAGTTCCAGTTCCGTTTTACCCATTCTCCATTGTTTCATCAATTCCGTTCTAAACTCAGGGTCTTCTACTCCATCAATATCCTTCTTTGTGAAAGAATAATCATTAAACGTTTCTTTGTATTGTTGTTTAGCAACTAACTCAAAACCTAAGAGAGCTACATACGCTCCAACTCCTATATATCCCATTCTCTTATTAATTAAAAACTTTCTAAGACTGTTTATAGTTTTTTTGCCCATTGTTCTCCCACTCTTATCCATAATTAGTTTGGTTTGCCACTCGTTGCCTGATATTAACCAGTGAGCAGATTTACTTATGGTCTTAATTGATTTCCCTCTTAATCTATTAAATGCAGATGGGACTGTTTTCTTTGCTGCTTCTAATAGTCCTTCTAAAAAGGGCACTCTGTTTGGGTCAATGTCATCCAATTTACCCATCGCCGCTGCGGCTGCGTTGTCTGCTCGAGTTTTCGCAATTGATTTTTCTATGTCTACAATATTAGTTTCTAATCTTTTCAATTCATCCGCATTCTTCTTCGCAATCACTGCCGCTTCTTTTTTCAGTAGTTCCCCTAAACCTTTTTTAGTTCCAAATCTTTTTGCTGCTGCTTCGGTTATTTGTGATTCCATCTTTGAGAGGACTGC